CTGAAGTAAGAGTGCAAATCGCAGTTGTGTCTCTATCAGTTGATTCCATTATTTCTGAGCACAGATTAGAACTATGTATTACGCCAAAGTTTTTTTGATTTGATTTTTCATTCGCATGATCTTTGTAGCACATATAAGGCATACCTGTTTCAATTTGAGATTCCAATATTTTAATCCACAAATCGTGAGCCTTAATTTTGGTACCAATTCCAAGCTCTATAGCTTTATTATATTCCTCTTCAAACTCTTGACCATATATTTCATAAAAAGGCTTTAAACCAGCTGTTTTTATGTCATGAGGGCAAAATAAATACCAATCACCACTTTCCTGTACTGCTCTCATAAAGTTGTCAGGAATCCAAAGAGCAGAGAATAAATCACGAGCTCTTAATGTTTCATCACCAGTCTTTTTTCTAATCTCTAAAACATCAAAAACATCTTTATGCCAAGGTTCAATATACACAGCGCAAGAACCTGGTCTTTTACCTCTTTGATTCCAAAACCTTAAAGATTCGTTAACGACTTTAAGATATTTTAAAACACCACCAGCTTTACCATCTGACTTTCCTACATTACTTTCTTTTGAACGTATGTTAGAAACAGCTAAACCAATACCCTCAGCCTTAGATGAAGAAATTGAAATTCTACCTAACATATCCAATAAACCTTCTGTAGAATCATCAGGAACAATAGATAAGTTACAAGAAGCAATTTGGCCAATGTTTGTACCAATATTTATTTTAATTGGTGTAGCTGGACTTTCTTTTTGGTGACTTAAGTCATTGTATTTTTCTTTAAAGTCTTTTGAATTTGTAGTGACCATTAAAGCAACTCTAACGTACATATGCTGAGGTCTTTCAATAACTACTCCCTCAGATGTCTTTAAAAGATAAATATCTTTAAGAGAACACCATCCAAAATAATCAAAATTATAATCTCTAGAATAATCAATAACTGATTCTATTAATTCAATATTTTCTTTTACCTTGTTATAATATAACTCACTTATTAAACCATTATTATACATTTTTTTAGCAGCCTTCATAAATGAATCTTCAGTTTCTTTATGAAGTTTACTTATTGCTATATTCGCCGCTAACTTAGAGTAGTCAGGGTGATTCATAGCCAATGATTCAGATACTACTGATATCAAATCATCTAATTGATTTGTTGTCATGTTGTCTGCTAATCCTTGTGTTACTTTAATGAACACTTCATCAGCATTTACTTTTAAGCCTTCTGCTTGCTTTTTAATCCTAGTAAGTATTCTACTAGGATTGAAATCTATCTTATTTCCATTTCTTTTTACTACTTGCATTTTCTGTATAATTTATCGTATTTATTGTACTTATTAAATTTCTTCATCAAAACTAATTGGACCTGTTAAGTCTGCAGTTTTATATTCAGTAGGTCTATTTTCAAAAAAGTTTGATTTAGACTTTAATGCAATTTGATTCATGAACTCAAAAGGTTGTTTTGAACCAAACTCGATATCACACCCTAACTGAGATAAAAGCTGATCTGTCACGTATTCTAAATATTGTTTCATCAATTCAGAATTCATTCCAATTAAAGAGATAGGTAAAGACTCTGTAATAAACTCCTTTTCTATCTCAAGAGCAGATAAAAGTATTTCACGAATTCTAGCTTTTGATGGTTTGTTTAAAATATGATTGTTTAATAAATGAATTGCAAAATCACAATGCATAGCCTCATCTCTAGAAATAAAAGCATTACTACTACATAAACCTGGCATTAAACCTCTAGATTTTAAATAGAAAATACTACAAAAAGACCCTGAAAAGAAAATACCTTCAACAGCTACAAAAGCAATCAATCTCTCTACAAAAGATTCTGACTCAACCCATTTAAGAGCCCACTCTGCCTTTTTCTTTACAGGTGGCATATATTCAATAGCTTTAAAGCATTCATTTCTCTCCTTCGCATCTTTAATGTATGTATCAATTAACAGAGAGTAAGTATTGCTATGCACATTTTCCATATGAATCTGAAGCCCATAGAAAAATTTAGCTTCTGTATACTGAACCTCATTTAAGAAGTTAACAGCTAAATTTTCATTTACTATCCCATCCGAAGCTGCAAAAAAAGCCAATACATTTTTAATAAAAAATCTTTCATTGTCTGTAAGCTTACTTTTCCAGTGCGGTATATCTTGAGCTATATCTAACTCCTTAACGGTCCACATAGCTTTTTCTTGTTCTTCATATAAATCCCATAAGTCTTGGTGCACAATTGGGAACAAAACAAATCTGTCTTGGTTTTCTTTTAAAATTGGTTCTTCCATTTTTATTTCATTCATTTTTATTTGTTTTTTTTATTTTAAATTTGATTATTATTTAATAAGTGTAGAAATAAATAAAATCAAAAAAATAAAATCTATCTTTTTTTTAAAAATCGTTATCCATCAATATGTCGTTGATGTTTTCTATATCATCTTCCTTCTTTTTTTCACTTTTTTTATTGGTTGGCTTCTGATTGCCATGCATCATAACACCATCTTCTGGGGGTAATAATTGGATAAAAATTTTGTGGGTATCAAAAATGGCTGGTAAATAAAACCCATCTGATCCATTTCTGTTTTTTAAAATACCAAAAGTAGCTTCATTTGCAACTTTATCTTCATCAGGTCTACCAATACCTATAACCAAATCCGCAGTAGCTGCTTTACCTAGAGCTTCACCAATAGCATCAAGACCGAATCTATCCTTGTTCATACCTGCCCGATTCGTTTGCGAAGCGGTCCATATAGGGATACCAAACTCAACAGCTATACCTCTAATCCCTTCATATATACTTGTTAAAGAATGTCTTTTTTCTGTAAAATTAGCTAAAGGTTTCATAATATCCGCATAATCTATAAAAATTTCATCTGGAATAAAACCTTCATTTGCCTCTAAAGTCCTTAAATGTGCTAATATAGTATTGGTAGTAGCTTGACCTGTAGCAAACTCTTTTATTACTAATTGACCGCCTTTGCTGTCTATTTCCGTAGCACTTTCTCTTACAATATCGGCATATTCCCAAACATCTTTTATTTTTACTTGATTTAAACAAGCATCAAACCTTTGGCCGACAACTTTTTCTGATAACTCCAATGAATAATAAATAACTTTTTTACCATCTAACAAAGCTGTAGATGCAAACTTAACCAAAGCCATAGACTTACCTCCCCCAGGAGGAGCAAGTATTATACCCATTTCACCACCAGCTAAACCTCCTCCAATGTACGGATCAAGATCTTTCATAGCCGTAACTGGAGCTCTAAAATCTTTCTCAAGTCGCTTTTCAATATCTCTTAAATAGTGATGACCAGTTTCTTTTGGCTCGCCTGCTTTTAATGCGTTTTCTAACTTAACTTTCATAGAGTCGTAATTATGCCCTTTCCAGTCTTTAACTAATTCAAACAAGCAATTTTTAACACTTCTCTCTTTGAAGAAATAATAAGCAGAATCCTTAAGATGATTTGGGTTTGACAGTTCTATTTCCTCTAATTTATCTATTAAACCAATCAAATGATCTTTAGCTAAACCCTTTTCTTTCTGCCTTACAATATCTCTTAATGAGTTAAATCTAGCTATCTCTCTATATTTATTATAGAAATCTATTTCATAATTAAGTAATATTTTTTGATATGATTCAAAATAATCCACTTGAATTATGTCTACGATTCTCTCAGGAAAACCATCTTTGTCTGTAATAAAAAGCTTTAAAAATCTATTTTGATAATCAACATCAAACGGCTCTATTGTTTCTTCCTTAAAGAAAGATATTAAATTCTGAACATCACCATCTATTGTAGATTGCGCAACCTTATCTTTAACTTCCATAAATAATTACCTTAAATTTTCATATCCTTTGAGTATTCAATCTCTTTCGTCATAATTCTATAAAAAGGGGAAAAGAAATCTTCAAAATTACCATCCTGCAAATGACTAATCATACCGTCTCTTATAAATAAACTAACTGCCTTTTCGACACTTCTATCTTCACCTAAAGTTCCATGTTTAATAGCATCAACTTTTTTTATAGCTTCTTCATTTAAAAAAGGTTTTTTTAGATTCATCAATTTAGCATTTCTATAAAGAATACTTTCAGATTCCAAAATCTTATCGTATATTTTAAGTTTCTTTTTTTTCTGTGCCTCTAAACTCTCTTCAACCAATCTACTGTAAAGATACTTTTCTTTTTTGATATTTGGAAAATATTTTATTAAAGTTTCTCTAGTTATCCCTCTAACACCATCTATTTTATCAGACTTATCACCCTCAAAACATTTGAATAATAGTTCGTTATCTAAGCAGTGTCCATATTTATTTTCATATTCTTTTTTATTAATAAAAAAAGAACTATCTGAAGTCATAACACTAACATTGTCGGAAATCAGCTGTAGATAATCTTTGTCACGACTGTAAATAATTATCTCTTCATCATCTGATTCACTTCTTAATATATACTGAGCTATAAGGTCATCCGCCTCAATAAGATCAACTTCAACTTGTCTAACATACAATTCATCTAAATAATTTTGAACTTGTATTTTCTGTTTCAAAAGCTCTACTCTTTCTAAGTCTTGAGGGTTATAAAGGCCATCAGTTACGATAGCCCTTTGTGTTCTTTCCCAATCTTTATCTCGATTGGCTTTGTAAGGAGGATATATATCATATCTCAATTTTCCTGAATGAAATCCATCCCACATTACAACCACTCTATCTGGCATAACTCGATTCATAGCAGCTTTTAAACTATCTATAAACCCAAAACTGCCGCCACATAAATAACCTGTACTCGTCTTTAACTCTTGACGTTTTTTAAAGTTTCTCTTCAGATTCCATTGACCATCTACCAATAATACACGCATCTATATTAATCAATAGATACAGTATCCCAGCCTTTTTCGTACTCTAAATTCCAATCAGGAGCATATTTATTTTTATACTCATCCATCGCCGCTTTATCATCCAATATAAAACCATGATTTGTACAAATAATTGTACCCTTAGCTGATGTTTCAGTGATGTGATTTTTTTCCAATAAAATACCTGACTTGATTGCGTAGTTCATTTTCTCTCCTTTTCTTACAGCATCTACTTTAGCACTTCTTGTCATAACTCCACCAATTCTAAAAACTAACGTAGAAGGTAAATATAAACTATCTCCACCATAAGGTTCGATTGTAGTATTTCTTTTACCCATTTGAATATTTGGTGGTGACATATAACCTTGGTTTACAATAAACAAAGAAGCGTTATATGGACAAGACTCAACTCTTGATCCGTTGATTCTATGAACAAGATATCTCTGAAACTCTTCCTTCATAACTCTTGCTGCTTTCATCATAGCACCACCTTCTCCTTCGTCTTCTTTTCTTTCCAACTCATCTTTCGTAGGTGTTGCACCAAGTGAATCCCAAATGAAGCATACATCAAACTTAAAGTCTTTTTGTTTTGGGTCATCCAAATCATCAAGTATTCCTTTAATTAACAAACACCCTTCTTCGATAGTCTTAACCCCTTTAAACAACAATGCGTTATCTAAATTTACACCCATCTGAGTAGCTCTAGCTTCTGAAAATTTATTTTCAGTGATAATGAACACAGGAATAATCCCTTGCTTTTGAGCATGCGCTGCCAATTCAGTAGCCATGGTAGATTTACCAGTATCTGACTTACCATAGATCATACACATATGTCCTATTGGCATACCTGGGAGATTAAAAGTCTGTTTGTAAGCAGGGCTCATATCAATCCACTCTTGTGGCTTATATTTAGTTTCAACAAAGTTTATTTTTGCTTTATAATCTTTCAAAGATGCAAACGCTTTGTTTAATACTGGTTTTTCTTTTTTTACCGTACTCTCTAAAATTTCGCCTGTTTCCGTGTCAACTAACTCGTCGTCAATTTGTTTTACTGCTTTCTTTGCCATAATGTTATTTTTAAATTGTTATTTAGAATACAAATCTATTAAAGTATTTTTAATTATCAAAATTTATTTTTTAATTTTGTCAAATTGTTTTTAACAAAAAAAAAAGAGCGTTAATCGCTCTTTTTTTAATTTTCATCCATTGGAGTACTTGCATCCTGCCAATCTAGAACTTTTTTATCACCTTCTTGCCTAGTTCTTAAATAAAAGATATCTGGATTTTCTTGCTGTTGACCAAAATTTAAATAAGCTTTACACTTTTTACACTTAATAGTTACATACTTAAACCTTCCTTTTGCAGCATGAGCACCCAAATCTAAGTCATCATGACCACATTTTCCACACTTATCGACATTGCTAAATGATAAATTTCTAGATGTCAAAACTGCATCAAATAAATTATCTCCTTCCATTGAAAACGAATGCACTTCTCTGCCTATTCTTTTCTTAATGTAATACGTAATTTTTCCCATATTAATTCTAATTTAATACATAAATATAAAAAAATAAAGCAATAAAATCAAGTGTTTTTGGTTTAAAAATAAGATTTATTTTGTTATTTTTTATCCCATTTTAAAAGTTTGCCTTTATGGGAGTTTTCAGCAAATTCTTCTGCCGTTATAAAGACCCACAAATTGTCTCCTTTTTTTCTTTTATAAAATACAGATCCCCCAATATCCCTCACTTGGAATTCATATTGAACATCTTCTTTACTTTCTGTAACTATCCCAGCTAAAAATAATATTCTAGATTTATATGATTCTGATAAAAACATTTAAAAACTTATCTATTATATAAATAGGTTAAAGTTTTCTAATCTAAATAAGCAATGTTTTCACTAAGATTTTTATAATCCAAACCAAACTTATAAGCAAGAGTAAAATGCATATCTCTATGCATTGACAATACTTGTCCGATTTCTTGTATTAAACTTTTTTCAGAAGGATGTATGTCAAAAACCATAGAATCATGTACTTGAAATAAAAAATGGCTTTTTTTACCTTTAAGCAAATCTCTTATTTCCCAAACTTTATCTACAATAATCTCAGATGCAGTAGATTGAATATAATTATTAAAACTTGCATGTGTTTTTTCTATTCTAATAATAGAATCCCAATCATTAACTAAATAACCTTTGTTTGAATATTGTTCTTTCATATTATTAGCAATTTGAATTAAAGGGGATAAAAAATTCTTTACAAGATATAATTTATACTCTGGCTCAGATATATTAGACATCCTTTTTAAAAGAGTTTCTTCACCTGCTCCATATAAAATTGCATGATTTAATGTTTTACAGAAATCTCTTTCATTTTCAGTTATTTCACTTTTTTGATAAACTATTTTTGCTGATTCATAATGTAAATCAGCATCTTTATATTTATCTCTATACTCTTCATTATCGCACTTAAACAAAGATATTCTAGTTTCAAATGAGGTATAATCATAAACCAATATACCACCCCCTTCAAACCTCGTTATAATATCTGCCCTATCTTGATTATCTTTCTGTAAATTTTGAGGGTTATAACTATCATGAGCGGTTATACGCCCTGTAATCGTTCTTTTGTCTGAATATTCTATCTTTGATAGTTTATGACCTTTTCTAATTTTAAAATCTAATTTATCATTAAAAAAATGTTCAGAAAAAGCAATCTCTCTAGATGACATCCAATGAGTTACAAGATCTCTTTTACACATTCTTTTCATAAACAATCGTTCTTCCAAATCTAAATAAATAGAATTAA